CCACCGCACTAGACAACACGCTCAACTCGTCTATCACTAGCATAGTTACAACAGTCACTCTTTCCGCTACTCCAGTGGGTTATCCCACCAGTGGTAATCCCTTTGTTCTTGCTATTGACTACAACACTGCTGCCGAAGAACTGGTGCTAGTCACTGCATATTCTGGCGGTACGTTAACCGTAACACGTGCCTTCAATGGCACTATGGCTCAATCACACAACGCGGGAGCGTTGGTGCGCCACGTTATCGTTGCCCAAGATCTAACAGATGCTCAAAATCACTATGCGGCAACAACATCCGTTCACGGAATTACAGATACTTCAACACTTATTTCTACATCAAATGTACCAGTTCAAAGCATATCACCAGTGGCGATAGTTGCTGGTCTACTTACAATGGGGGCTAACTAATGGCTAATGCAACATACAAGATACTCGGTCAAGGTGTGCCAACCACTACGACTTCAACAACACTCTACACGGTGGGAGCCACATCTGCTTATAGCGGTGCGGTAATCTCATCTGTCCACATTTGCAATACCACGGCAACTGCCGCAACTGCATACCTTTATGTAGTTAAAGGCGCTGGTACTGCTGGAACAACTAACGCCGTCCTTTACGGTGTACCAGTCCCAGCCAATAGCACAATTACCTATACCAATGGTATCACTCTTAGTAACACCGCTGGTACTGCCGACTTCATCGTTGCAGGATCTGGCACGTCTAGCGCACTAACATTTACAGTTAGCGGAACGGAAATTATCTAATGGGAGTAACACTTAATGGCGCAGCGCCAGAGAGTATATTCACTGGCGCAATCGTTGGCGGCAAAAACGCCATCATCAACGGCGGTATGGACATCTGGCAACGCGGTACGACAACCACCTCTGGCGGATACCAAACGGCAGACCGATGGAATAACTCGGTATCTGGAACCACAACAATTTCTCAAGAAACAACAGATTTGCCTAATGGATTTCAATACGGAATCAAGTTTGTTACTGCGGCATCTTCTTCTTTTGCTCAGTTCAAAACTTACCTAGAGCGCACTTCTGTAATTCCGCTAAGAAATCAAGTTGTAACCATATCTGGTTATCTAAAGATTACTGGCGGTTTTTCTGGTAATTGGGTTGGTCAGATTTATTACAGCAATACGACTGATACGGCTACATCTGTAACAACTCAAGTTGGCTCCAATGTAACTATTGGAACATCAGCAACATCAGCTTGGACAAGATTTAGTTTTCAATCCACTATCCCATCTGATGCCGTAGGACTTGGCGTTTTGTTTGTCCCCGACACGTTGCAAGCATCTGGTGTTACAGTTCGTACGACTGGTATTCAACTAGAACTTGGCTCTACTGCTACCACCTTCTCTCGCGCTGGTGGAAGTATCGGGGGAGAGTTGGGGCTGTGTCAGAGGTATTACTACAGAAGTAGCTCTACAGGAGCCAACCCTGGCGAACAAACTAGACTAGGTGAAGCTATTGCCTACTCAACTACCCAGGGTTTAGGCTTTATTAAATTCCCCGTAACAATGAGAATTATTCCTACCGCTTTAGATTTTGCTTCTCTTGTTGTTTATCAAGGAACTACAGGGCAACCATCTTTAACCAGTGTATCAATTAACACCGATTGGCAAAATCAAAATATGGGAGCAATTAACTTTGTCTCTAGCGGGCTAACAACTACAACCTCTTATTTCTTAGGTGTTACTCCTTCGGTTAGCGCATATGCTGGATTTAGTGCGGAACTATAAAATGATTATCACCTACCCGATTATTGTCGATACCAACGGAAACCTAATCAAAATGGTTTTATTAGACCATGAAAACGGTTCTTTTACTTCAATGACTAAAACAGATTACGATGCACAACAGGCATCTAGCACACTCCCATCCGAGTCTTCTATCCCACAGGCAGGTAACTAATGAGCAGAGCGCAGAGTCGGTCGCAAGGGTTGAGCAGAATACAGGCAGAGGCTACGGCTCAGGCTAATTTCACGGCGCAGTTGGCGGCTACTAATGCGAAGTTAGAGGCATTGGGGCTGACGGCCCAGACACATTGACACTCGTAGTAACCAACGTAGGTTCTACGGCTCAATCAGTTCTTGGTCGTATCTCTTGGACAGAAGCTCAAGCCTAAGCTAGACTATCTCCTATGGAAAATTCCGTAGGAAATACATTTGAGATGTATGAGCGCGTTCTATCAATAAAGAATGCGCTCAAACTCAAAACCCCACTTGATGTAAAGTTTACCCGCCTCGGTAGTGCACATGATGGCGGGTATATCCTTGTTGATGACGTAAATGGCGCAGACCACGTAATATCTTTAGGCGTTGAGGGCAACGTTGATTTTGAAAAAGATATTATGGAAAAAGCCTGCCATATCTATATGTACGATAATTCTATTGATGGGCTTCCAGAGCCAGTAAAGCGCTCCACATTCTTTAAGAGAACGATGGGAAGCATACAAAACGGCCACGCCTCCTTAGGCAGTTGTATTCAAGACGGCTGGGTTGGTGATGACGAAGACGACGACTTTGCTGGGTTTGCTGGCGGTGACGACTACATTCTAAAGATGGATGTAGAGGGCGCCGAATACGATTTACTTGGGGAAGCCTCTCGGGACACCCTTACATATTTTAGACAGATTACGGTGGAGTTCCACGACACTGACCGCATTGAAGATGAAGACTTCTATAAGAAAATGCTTCATGCGTTAACCCATCTACGCGAAACGCATACCCCCGTATTTGTTCACGCCAATAACAATATACCGTTAACTATAAAAGGAAACTCGCCCTTTCCTCAAGTGTTTGAGGCAACTTTTCTACGCAATGATAGCTATAAGTTTGCGGAAGAGACTGATTTGTTTGAAGGTTTAGTTACAAGAAACGATTTGCCTAAGCCAGAGATTGGGCTTACTTTTCCTTAATCTGTAAATTCCCAAACCATACCTAGTGAACGCATGTTGGCCTCTACTGCTTGTTTATAGATAGGGGCCAATTCTTGTTTGCGCAGTTCAGTGAATAGTCGTGCGCTTTCATCTTTTTGCCCAAACCACCAAGAGCTTACCGCCATCTCAAATTCAAGACAGTAAGACCCAAAGTACCCAACATCTGCTGGCAGGGGCTGTAGCCCATAATGATTTGCGGCGGCTAGTCCTATCTTTGCCCAGGTATAACACTCCTGCCAAGACTTCTTATATTCAAGAGATTGGGACAGCAGGAAGTACCCTTCTGGTCTATTTGGCATATAAGCAACCGCTTGAAACAGACAAGTACCCACCGTGTGGTCTCTATTACCCAGCTCCCCAAAGCATCGGGCTAACTTCAAAAGCGATGTGTACACTGTGAGGGACCCGTCAACATCTGCCCCGTACTCAGCGGCGCGCATATAAAAAGATACAGCGGAGGCGTATTGCTCTAGCTCTTCATACTCACGGGCTACTGCAAAGTTTATATCTGGATTAAATGGGTCTTCAGATAACTTTACTATCAGCTCTTCAATTTGCATTTAAAGCCTCCTGGACAAGCTCATCTACTACAGAGTGAGGGACTTTAAGAATAAAAGCCGCGTTATCTTGGAATCCAAAGCTAACTAGTAGGTCTTCCCCATAGACGGCCGCCCCAACGCAGAACTCTACATAGGCATCTAGAAAAGTAAATTGATTGGTCAGCCCTAAGAAGTTAAAGTCTTTATCCCAAACACAAAGCCTATGCCTATACACGGCTCCCTTTTGCTCTAAGTAATTTTTAAATAGGTCTACGTCATGCGTGATAGATACTAAGTAATCTCCCCAAGCAAATACATGTGAAGACCCTCTTTGGTCTAAAGGAGCAGGCGGTGTTTGCTTTAACGCAACCTGCACAGTAGGGGCTTCAACATCTGGGAGTACGTGCACCAATTCTGTAGGCATAGTCCACTTTACAAAGGTAAATGGCTGGTCTATAACGGGAACCCAATTCTTTTCACAATAAGAGGAGTCATCATTGGGCGCCGCAATACGCTTACGCGCCACCTCTCTAGCTTCCCATTTTCCCTTATTCAAAGAGATGGTGCTGTATTCCATGCGCCCTTGACCGTTTGTTGTAGTATCGCGGCGAACGCCAATCAAATAGTAAACGCCTTTCCATTGGACTAGGCGGGCGTCCTCTAGGCCAAGAAACTCCCAGATGGGCTCGTGCAAGTTGAGCACGTCCACCAAGCAATAATCAGTCATTTCTAACTCTGAATTGAGGCGGCAAAGATAGTTCTCGGTTTCTAAGCGCAGGTTATTCTCAGGATGCAAGTAAGCCAAAGGCCCCCACATAGAAGGGAAACGTTGCTTGTGTTCTGCGTGGTAGAGGGCATAGTTTACGTGCCTAAGATTAACAAGTATCTCCCCGTCTTCGTCTACAAAAACAGAGGGGTTCATCAGACCCGTACCCGCGGTAAAACGTTTAGGTATCACTATCGGAGCAAGTTTTCCGCCAGCTTGGACGGCGCGCTGAACTAGATTCACTCTAAATCATCTGCGGCTAGGCCGTGAAAATCACAATGTGATTCGTACAAGGTATCGGCAAGCCATTCGTCCTCAGTAGGCTCAGAGACATAGGATGAGCATAGTTCACAATATACAGCCCAGCGGATAGGGTCTAAATCCACAGCAACTACATCAACCGACATTGGGACCTCTTTATCCTGATTTATGTGCGTAAGCACGAGAGAATATTACCATGAGCGAAGATATGTCTTGGGTCAAGAACGCCCCGTCAGCCCCGTCTAAAGAAGACACTAGGCTTTTAGCCAGTCGTCCACAGGAGGCGCAAGACTTTATTGATAGCACCAAGAACTATGGCGGCGCGTCTATGAACCTTCAGTCTATGAAGATGGCACAACCTGGGGACAAAATGTATATCGTTGGTAAAGAGCCCTCTAAACATACAGGTCGCCCAGTAGACACTGCCTATGAAAATCCAGGTCAATCCACGTTAACTCCTCGCCAGTTTGCATCTCATTTTAATCGTTTAAAGGGAGAGACGAGTAACCCTAGCGCCATGATGGGCAGCTGGTACGATAAGAAAAATAAGGCATCTAAAGCCAAAGGAACTCAAATTGATTTATCAGTAGGCTATAAATATAAGAAGCCAGCTGAAAAGAAAATGATTGAACGCAATGAAGACGCAGCGTTCAGCATGGGCAACATGCGCGAAATCCGTAACGAAGCCGCTCGTAAACGCCACGGCATTACAGAGCCCCGTCCCCCAAAAAATAATTAATGAGCAAGCCGTATACACCTGGCGGAAGATTCAACTCCGATTTTGAACGCGGTTCTATCTTCCAAGGCATAGATGCTGACCTGAAGAACCCTGTAGGAACAGCGGCTCAGTGGTATATCTTTGACGCGGTTAACTCTGTTAAAGACCCAATTTACGATGTAGGAGACGACCCAAGCTACGGAGTTGGTGGAAAAGTATGGACTGGGCCGTTCACTATCCCAGTTATCAGAGCTGTGATTGAACAAGGTAGCTCCAAGACATCCACAGCTGGTTTCTACAACGCCGATACTCTGCATCTAACTCTCAACTCTAATGATATTGAATTTATCGCCCCAGGCACCATGTTGAGCCCAGACTTCCAAGACCGCAGCCGAGTTATCTGGAAAAACGAAGTGTTTCGTCCAGTAAGTGCCCAGCAACGGGGTATTATTTCTGAGACGTTTGTTCTACTAACCCTAGACCTTGTTCAGGTTATGCCTGAAGAAATGGTCAACGACCCTCAGTTCAGCGCCTACGCCAACTAGGAGAAGCAATGCCATTCAAATCTAAAGCCCAGGAAAAGTGGATGTGGGCTACCCATCCCCGCATGGCTGGTCAGTGGGAAGAACATACCCCAAAGGATAAGCCCCTTCCTGATAAACTAAAGTCAACAGCCCGCTCTAAATCAAAGGATAAGTAATGACACTATCAGCTGCATCATCCCCTTATACAGTGGGCACAACCGCTGTTCAGGTATCTCCATCTACTGGAGCTACCAATGGATATACCCTTGTTGTTCAAAATAACCATGCCAGCAACATCCTCTATGTAGGAACGTCTAACACTGTCACTTCATCTGCTTACGGTATTCAACTAGGTACAGGCGCCAGCCTTTCTCTAGATGACTTGACGCCAACTGACCAAGTGTGGGTTATTGCCAGCGCGGCTTCCACCCCAGTTGGAGTTATGGCAATCCTACGATGAGCATTCGCGTAGCCCGTAAAGGCGAGCCTATCGGAACAAGTAAGAAATCTACCCCCAAAGTGAAAGGTAAGTAACCATGTGCGCTACATGCGGATGCCGCGACAAGGCAAAAGATAAGAAGCAAGATGCCAAGCTTATGAAAGGCATGACCCCAAAGCAGAAGTCAGCTTTTGAAAAGGCTGACAAGAAGATGGATAAGAAGAAGCCATCTGCTAAGGAAGATGCCAAGATGGACAAGGCGTTGGCAAAGAAGGTCAAAAAGAAGTAAGCACTTAGCGCCCGCAAGGGCGCTTTTTGCTTTATTCTTATAGTAGTTCCCGTGCGGGGACTAAGCACTACCTTGCGATTTACTCTTGCTGCTCTCTTAGGAGATTACCCATGTCTGACCGTATTGACCGAGCCTCTGATGCTGAATTCATTAAGGCTATCGTCGAGAACGTCCCTCAACAGGCAACCAAGAATGAAACTAACGCATGGGGTGCAGCATTTGTAGCAGCAACGGCAGTGAAGCATGCACTCAAGAAGCGCTGAATTTAATGCGCTAGCCAAGCGCACATCCTTTGAGCTAGTAAGACCCCTTGATGCTCTCCTTCAGTCTTTAGCTATTAAATCTGGCTGGCCTGAAGATATCGTATTTAAATTGAATGTAATTGTAGACTCTGATGAAACTATTAGAGTCCATTACCCAGACGATATCAAGCAAGAGGTTGAAGACCTTGAATACGGACGCCCAGGTGAAACCCCTAACGCGGCAATACGCCCATTCCTTTTACGTGCCCCTGAGCTCATCCAAAATATTTTAGAAGAAAAAGCTCTAGCCCCACTAATAGATTTGATGGGAGTACTCTAATGGGAAATCCATTTATTGTTGCTGAAGACTTGGCTCTAAAGACCTGGTTGTCTGGCATTACGGTATCTGATGATAAAAACGCCAGTCGCCCTGTTAAAACTTGGTTTGGTTACCCAGACGTGGAAGTCCAAGACCAGGTGTTTCCTTTTATCACCCTTGACCTAATTGATATCAACGCGGGCAATGACAGGCAGAGCTCAGGTCTATTGACGGATACTGATTACCAAGGAACCATCGCTGCCCAATCTAATATTGAATATCAATACCAGATTCCTGTGGCGTACGACCTTGTGTATCAAATTACGTCCTATTCTCGTCACCCGCGCCATGACCGCGCCATTATGTTTCAGCTGCTAAATAAGTTTCCATCAAAGTACGGACACCTTGAGGTACCTAATCAACTAGGAACTTTTACGGTAAGTCGTTCTATGTTCCTTGATGGATTTGTAAAGCGAGACGCCGTTGAAGGTGAAACTGGAAACCGCCGCTTGCTTAGAAACGTTTTGACAGTCCGAGTAACTAGTCAGATGTCGCCTTTGGCGGCAGATGCGGTTGCCTCAGAGATTGTTCAATCTGTAACAATCAATGACACTACTACGTACATTCCGTCTGGCTACTATCCCGTTAAAAACTGACAACAACGATAATCAATAAGGAGATACATTAATGGCCGTTTATACACGCCCTGGGGTGTACGTTCAAGAAACGCTAAACCCTAATGCGCCAACACCTGGCGTAGCTTCACTCTCAATCGCAGCCTTTATCGGCACCAGCGACCGCGGACCAACTTCCGCAGCAACCTTGGTAACCTCTTGGAGCCAATACGTAAGCAAGTTTGGCGGATGGAATACCATCTCGAACAACAACTTGCCTATCGCTGTATACCTCTTCTTCGCTAACGGCGGAACTCAGGCGTACATCACACGCGTACTTGGTAACACAACCTCTGCAGTTGTTACAGCCGCATCTTGGACATCTGCTTCAAGCGGTACTGTAACTTACACAGCTAACAACACCTTTACCTCTGGTCAAACAGTTACGGTTACAGGTTTGGCTAACTCTGCGTGGAACGTATCTGGCGCTACTATCGCAACAGCGACATCCACATACTTCACAGTTACAGGTATTGCTACAGCAACTAACCTTACTGGAGTTACAGCAACGGCTACTGCTATTACTGGATACCCAACAGTAGCAACTCGTACACTCAGCGACCGCGCAGGTAGCCCTCTTCAAACCCTTACGATTGCCTCTAATAACTCAGGTACTTGGGGAAATAACCTCTATATTGCTATCCAAGACAGCCTCTCAACAGGTTACTTTAACGTAATCGTATACCTAGGCGGAACTACCTCGGGATACATTGTTGAGCAATGGACTGACGTAACCATGAAGTCTACGGATGCACGTTATGCTGTAACCGTCATCAACCAGAACTCTGCGTACATTACAGCTACAGACTTGCTCTCTATCTCTGGAAGCCCAACCAGCAACCCAGCGGTTACAGGAACAAATACCAATCTAGTCCCAGTAGTTCTCAGCGGAGGTAGCGACAACAACAACGTATCTTCTGCTAACATCTCAAGCGCGCTTAGCTTGTTTGACACTATTGCCTCTACTCTAATCCTAAATATCCCAGGATTTACAGACGCAACAACAGTCAACCTAGCTCTGGCCTACGCTACAGGTTCTACTCGTTCTAACGACGTCTTTGTAATCATTGATGGAATCAACGACACCGCCACCAACCAGCTGGCTCTTGCGGCAACTTACAGCGCAACATCCTCTGGAGCGGTTTACTACCCACAAATTACAATCTCTGACCCAACAGCCGCAGTTGGTTCACCTACAGGTGCAACTAAGACTGTCGGAGCGGGTGGAGCTGTCGCAGGTCTTTTTGCCCGCACAGACGCTTCTCGTGGAGTATTCAAGGCTCCAGCTGGTCTTCAAGCTCGTCTGTCTAACGTAGTTTCTGTACCATCACTCAGTACCACTGACCTTGGTAACCTTAACAACGGAACTGTGCCTGTCAATGCAATTCGCTACATCACAGGTTCAGGCTTTGTAGTTATGGGTGCTCGTACCCTAAAGCAGGGATATGTAGACAAGTACGTACCCGTTCGTCGAACCCTAACTTACTTGGAAAAATCTTTATCTGACTTGACGCAGTTCGCTATCTTTGAGCCTAATACCCAAGTTCTTTGGAACCGAATTAACTCTGTAGTCGGAAACTTCCTAAATCAGTTCTGGGGTCAAGGCGGTCTATATGGAAATACCCCATCAGCCGCTTTCTTCGTAAAGTGTGACTCAGACACTAACCCACAGTCATCTATTGATAACGGGTTTGTTAATATTCAAGTTGGAGTCTCTTTGCAGCGTCCAGCTGAATTCATCATCATCAATATCGGTCAGTTCAACGGTGGAACCACCGTTACTACGGCGTAAGGGAGATATAACTAATGCCAACAAATACTAACTTCAACTCAACCCTAGCGACTGACCCTTTACGCGGTTTTAGGTTCACCGCTACGTTTACTGCGGCAGGGGCTGACGCAACATTCAACACTAAAATCACTACAGGTTTTACTGGAGGATTCAGCTCAATCTCTGGTTTGTCTATTAATACCCAAGCTATCCAGTACCGCGAAGGTGGAATGAACACCACAGTTCACCAGATTCCTGGTATGACTACATTCAACCCAATTAGCTTTAGCCGTGGAGTAATCCTAGGCAATGACCAAGCTATGGTGTGGATGCGCGGGCTGTTCTCAGCTGGAACTGGCGCAGGCCTTCCTGCGGGATATAACCCAGTTACTAACCCAAACCCAGGCGCTACTGCGGCGGGCGCAACAGGAAACTTCCGTACGGACATAATCATTAATGTCAATCAGCACCCAAATACAAGCACTACTGTGGATTACCCACAAATGGCTTTTAAAGTGCATAACGCATGGATTACTGGCCTTAACTACACAGACCTGGATGCGACCAATGGTGCGATTCTGTTTGAAACAATGCAGCTTGTCCATGAGGGCATCTCTGTATTCTTTACAAATACTACGGGAAGTCCTTCAGACGGTAAAAACACAAGCGACTACTAACTGATAAGATTAGCCCATTAACCTAAGGAGAATAATTCGTGAGCACAACTGATACACCAGTAGTAGTAACAGACGCTGATTTAATTAATAAGTATGCAGCTATGGCGACAGAGGAGCCAGAACAGGTCGTAGAGACCCAGGCTCCTCTCGGACCAGAAGTAACTCTTCCTGGAGGATTTATCCTCGACGGGGCTGTGGTAAACACCGCTGAAGTTCGTGAGTTAAACGGAGTTGATGAAGAGGCTATCGCTAACGCACCAACTACAGGAAAAGCTCTTAA